ATGAGTACTGATCCTGTATTTAGTGAAGTTCAAAAAATAAATCCTTCTGCAATTATTGAACTTTTTACATTACAGCTAGATAACTCATTACATGGTGCGACTACTGTTTATAGATTTCATTCTGGATCAAATTTAAATGCTAACGGAGAAATAGTTTGGGCTGGAAATTCTTATCAAAGATTTCCTATAGAAGCTACAGGTTTTGCATATCAACGTGGTCAAATTCCAAGACCAAAACTTGTTATAAGTAATGCGTTAGGAACTATATCAGCTATTTTGTTACTTGTTAATCAAACAACTGCTGGTAATGATTTAACAGGTGCTACGCTTACCAGAATAAGAACGATGGCAAGATTTCTTGATGCTGCAAACTTTAGTGGCGGTAGTAATCCTTTAGGCACACCAGATCCTACGGCTGAATTTAAACGTCAAATTTTTACAGTGGATAGAAAATCAAAAGAAACCAGAGAAATAGTAGAATTTGAATTAGCAGGAGCTATTGATATGGCTGGAGTTCGAGCACCTAAACGTCAATGCACCCGTGCTTTATTCCCTAGCATTGGTACGTTTACGCAATGAGTTGGAAATATAAAGCATTACTTCATGCTCAACGTGAAGATCCCAGAGAATCTTGTGGACTTTTATTAAATGTTAAAGGTAAAGAACGATATTATCCATGTCGTAATCTTTCAATTACAGATAATCAGTGTTTTATTATTGACCCAGAAGATTATGTAAAAGCAGATAATATAGGTGAAATTGTTGCTGTTGTTCATAGTCATCCTATAACACCTCCAGAACCTAGTCAGGCAGATAGAATTAGCTGTGAACAAAGTAAATTACCCTGGTATATTGTTAATCCTAAAACTGAACAATGGGGTGAATGTAAACCAGAAGGGTACGTTCCAGATATTTTAGGAAGGCAATGGGTCTGGGGTGTTACCGATTGTTGGAGTTTAGTCGTTGATTGGTATAAAAAAGAAAAAGGAATTATTTTAAAAGATTATGCGAGAAATATGACACCACAGGAATTTTTAGAGAACCCTTTGTTTGAAGATTATGCTTGGCGAACAGGTTTTAGAGAACTTAGATCAGACGAACCATGTAAAGAAGGAGATGTTTTATTGATGTCAATAATGCACCCAACTTTAAATCATGTAGCTATTTTTCTTGGAGATATGGTTTTACATCATTTAGC